TCCCTTCGGATGTATCCAAGCGAGAATCCACATCAATGGCTCGTACACACCCATCTGCGTCTGGATTATGATCCGATTTTCTGGCGGTATGACGAGCATCACCCAGCCACCCATCAGAGGTAGTGCGACGATCTGCGTACCAGGTATCAATTTGATCTCTTAATTGTGTACCAGCTGCACATAACCAGGGTTTCATGAATTATCTTGGGGGATTGTGCTATAAACCTAAAGCGCGTAGGTCGTCTGTAGTCAAACCCAGTGCGGCTAACTTACCTTCGGCTGCTGCCTTAGCCTGTGCCTTTGCTTCGGCTTCGGCTTTTTGTGCTGCGGAAGCGATTGCATCAATTTTGTATTGCGCAAATTCCTCTGTATTCATTTCTCTATCAATATATTCATCATTGTTTACATAAACTCTTACCATTGGTTTAGTCATTAGTTCACCCCATAAATATAAACTGTTCCTGCGCTAAAAGTTCCACCATCTGCTATAAATGTAGCACTTGTTATTGCTGCTGAGTTATCATAAACCCCAGCCGCTGTCCAAAATTGTGCAGCACTATTTTCAAGTGTTGTTACTTCCATATAAACTGTATTTGTGTCTGATGGGCGCATAAGTTTTAATATTGAATGTCCTGCATTTTTGCCTGTGGCTGCTGTTGTATTAAACAGAATAAGTTTATCAGCATTACCACTGCCTAATGTTACAGAACTAGTAGTATCATAACGCCTGTAAGCATAATTTGAACCTGTGTCGCCATTGAATCTTATATTGGCTTGTGTGCCTGTATTAGTCACAACATTTTGTAAATACATTACTAATTGTGTATATGCACCACTAAATGTTGCAGATGTTGTTGATGATCCTGATAATGATGTTGTAGTAAGTAAAGTCATTCCACCACCACTAGCAGTAGCCCACTTCAAACCTGTGGCTTCCGCACTATCCGCTACGAGTGTGGTGCCGTTTGCGCCCACGGCGAGCCTAGCGTCGCTGGTGCTGTAGGTATAAAGATCACCCTTTGTAGTTAATGGAGATGCGGCACCAACTTGGATATAATCATAAAATATTGCTGCACCTGTAGCTGTAAAATATAATATACCTGCATCATTTTGTGGCAATATTAAACTGCCTGCTGTTGCTACTGTTGCTGTACCAGCTGTAACTGTGCAAGCACCTGCGCCTAAGTTTTGTATAAATACTGTATCGCCTGCTGCAAATAATCCTGTATTAACTGTAATAGTAGTTGCACCTGCTGCGTTCATAGCAACAGTTGCACCTGCGTCTGCTGCGACTAAAACATACGATGCTGTCTTAGCAGTAGCAGGGCCACCGCCCATAGCAGTTTCTTGTAGTGAAGTCATTTGTGCAGCTGTTAATACCTGCCCAGTTGTAAAAGTCTGTTTTGCCATAATACCCCTTAATAACTTAGGACATTATAGCCCAAAGTGCCATAAATCGTATCATTTAGGATAAATGCGTCTATGATCGGCTCTAATGTCGTGAACGTGGTTTTCCAACTGTTTGGCGTAATGTTCATGCGTACGCCAAATATCTGTAATGTTTTTTCTAGGGTAGATCCACCTGGCTGGGTAGTAATTACCTGTATAGGGTCAAAAAAATCTAGGTCTAAGGCTGCAATAATTCCTGTATTGTAATTGTTAGTGTATAAGTCAAGGACTATAGAATCTACTCGGATGCTAGTCTCAGCTCTACTAGCCACATAAGCCTGCGCATAATCTAGGGCTACAGCATCGGTTTGCATGAGTAGGTTGTCTAAGAAATAGCTGTGTAAGAAATATTTATCTATACTGGCTTGATTAGATGCTACCTGTGCGCTGCCACCTGATCTAGTAATTGTGGCTTTGTTAAATATAAGCACATCGTTAAGAATCCAACTAGCGTCAAAGTAATCTATACCTGTGCCATTGTCTGCAAAAATTGTAGGTGTGCCGCCAATAGATCCAGCTGTAACATTTCTATCTTGAAACACAAACGAGCCAGACGCATCTACATATAGTGCGCCATACTCAGAAGTAGCAACAGTAGTTAAAGCCTGTAATGCCGTGCGGTTTGTGCCAGGGTCTGCCTGCATTGTCGTAAGCCCAGTATCCACATCGCGCATTGTTGCAGGCCAGTCAATTTCATCTAATATCTTGTTAACACGTGCGCCTGTTAATTCGCCAGCACTAGCACCTGTAACAGTGCTTATCTGTGCTACCTGCGCTAATCTAAAAGCATCTACAGCTTGTATGGTAGTAATGGCTACGTCTTCACCTGATTCGCCTGGGTAACTTGTAACGTAACTTGTAATAAATCCGCTAAATATAGGATATGTTACCGATGAGTAAGTTGCAGTAATCTGCACTTTTTTCATAGGTGTCAATAAATTGTAATATGGCCCTGATACATTTTGTGGATTGAAATCACCGTTTTGGTCTACTATGCGTAATATAAGTGAGCCTGTTTGAAATTGATCAGATAGTGCAGTACGACCTCTATTAGTTTCTATGCGGTTTACTTGACTTGATACATCTACAATTACAGCTGCAGAATCTGCTAATACGTTTGTGTCTAATATGCCTGATCCTAAAATCATAGCCTGAGCAAAACTAGGCCCAGTGCTAAAGTTAATTACTGCATTTATTACTGGTATTGGCATTATGGTAATTGACCAGCTGCGGTAGTGCTATATCCGCTTCTATTTGCCACCTGTATGCTCTCAGCCATAAGTTGAGCAAACCTATCGCCAGAAGGTGAGTTAATAACTAAATTTACGTCTAGTGATCTGTTGCCAGACTCTCTAGCTCTTTCAGTTGCTATCTGCGATACGTTCATACCAGCATAAGAAGATGATCCTACTAATTGTGTTGCTAAGTCTTGGAAATAACTAGCAGGCTGTGATGGTAAACCTGGTGCGCTTACAGTGGGTGCTGCTGCTGTGGTAGGCATTCCAAATTGTTTGTTAATACTTTCTATCTGTGCATTTATTCTGTTAATTAAAGATCTAACCTGTACTAAAGCAAACTCTGTAAGACTTTTACCAGCTGCTGCTGCTTCTGCCGCCAACTTTTTTAACGCATCTGCTGCTTCCAATTCTGCCAAATACTTTTTAGCCATAGCCTCGTTATTATCTAAAATAGCTAACTGTGCCTTTAAACGTAACTTAGTCTCTTCATCGGTTGCACTGTTCAAGGCTGCATTTATGCCTATGCGTTCTAAATCAAACTTTTTTTTAATTCCTCTAGGTTTTTATTTTCTAGTGCATTTTTCTTTGTAATAATATTAAACTCTTCTTTACGCGCTTTAGTAACCTGCATGCTTGCTATTAGATCAGCCCTTGATTTAGCCGGTGATAATCTAGGTGCATTAACATCTGACTTACGCATAAACTTGCCACCGACTTTAACGCTGGCATTAGGGTTAAGTAATCCTAGGACATCGCCAATAGTTGCAAAGGCGTTGCCTATTTTCTCGGCTGCTTTAACCATCTTTGCAGTAAATGTATCTATATCGTTACTGTTAGATAATGCTGCTAGCGCATCTAATAAGCCCTTGCCTATTGCTTCTTTAGATTCATCTACAGCTACAGTTAATTTAGCCATACTGCCTGCATAGCCTTCTACAGCTGCTGCGGCCTGACCTGCAAAGTTGACGTTAAGTGTGCGCTGTACTTCTAAGAATGATGCTGACTTTAATTGTGCTTTACTTAATCCTACACCTAACCTGCCTAGTGCTGCGTTATCGCCTAGGTAAGCCTTAGATAGGCTAGTAGATACAGCAGTGAGATCCTTGCCAGTGCCAGCTGATACGTTTAGTGCAGTCTCAAATAAACTCTGTGCCTTGGCGACATCCTTAGTTACAATCAATAGTCTCTGGAAGCCTGGAATCAAACTTTCATCAACAATGCCAAACTGCAGCGATAACTTTTTTAGATAATCTTCTATACCTGGCTGCTCAAACTCTAAGCCTAGGTTGCTAACTGTGGTGCGTAGTTTAGCGGCTGCCTTCTCGGAATCTACAAAGGCGTTAACTGCATTCTTGCCAAAGTTAATTAGGGCTATAGATCCAAATACTTTAGCAAAGGTTTTGCCTAGACTTTGTACATTCTTGTCAAAGGCTGATATTTCTTTCTTGCCTTTTTTTAATCCTTTGTTATCAAAGGTGCTGACTGCGCTGACAATTAAATTAGGCACTATGCAGCCCTTCTAATCTCTGTGTCTTTAATAAACTTCTTTGCTACTGTGTCAATAGCATTAACTACTCTAGGTATAATTACATCTTTAGTCTCATCCCAAGCACGATAGATCACACGACCTCGTTGCTTACCTTGACCCTTCATGCTAGATAGCATTTCTGCAGCTGAATTAAATTGCACAGGTGCGTTAGGGTTTAATGATTTATTACCTCTAGGCCTACCTATGCGTCCTGCTGTTTCAAAAATTGCGCCTGATCTAGAATTGTTATAAACGTAAAATGCAGCTTTGAATCCTCTGTCGTTTGCTTTATTTTGACCTGCAGAATATGCAACCTTGCTTTTTGCTAACGCATAATCATAAGGTGGAAATAATCTATTAGGATCTTTAATTGTTTCTATTGATCCAGTGCCTTTACCCCAGCCGCTTAACACTTCATTTTGTAATGGTAAATAACCTTGTGCTCGATCTCGGACAATTAACATAGCCTGCTTTATATTCTTTGACATCTCTTTATTCAGGTCTTTGTCGACATCTTTCATAGCCTTTTGGAGTTGCTTAACGCCTGTTACGACTACGGGCATTTTTAATCTCCTTAACTCTGTCTTGCAACACCTGCACAATAGCCCTTAGCATCTCTGAGTCCATATTGATAAACTCACTAGGCGCGATCCCTAGCTCTACAGACAAACTTGCTATCGCATAGAGCGTAGAATCACGCTGTACTATTTTTTTTCTTCGTCCAGTACCTCAACAGTTTCTAAGCTGTCAATAAACTCAATACCAAATATAGGTACAGTTACGTTAGCCCTACGTAAGCACTCATGCGCTAAGAAGTAAATCTCAGTCTGCCGTTCGTGATCACGTAGGACTTTACTAATTCCTGCGCCATACTTTAACTCGAAAGCGTACTCGACACCTGGCGTAATCTTGTGTTCAGATACTTCGCCATTAGCCCTTGTTATCTTTAGCTTTGCCATTATTACTCCTTATGCAGTTGCTACAGCTACTGTGCTGTTGCAAGTAAGTGTAAGGGATTGATTGCTAATATCGCCTACTGCGCCGTTCACATTTTGCAGATTGTTAATTAAAACAGATGCTGTATATGAAGGGTTGCTAGCAGATACGGCAGCAGATGTTTGCTTGATTACGCATGTTACAGTAGTGCCATAGGCAGAACGTAGTGTAGGGATTACTGTTGAAGCAGCATTATCATTTAAGAAGTCTAGAGTAATAGTGCTTGCCTCTAAGCCTTTAGCAAACTTATGTGAAGTATCGCCCATAGCGGTTACTTCCAGCTCATCAAAGGATTGGTTAATTGTTACAGCTGTTACATACGCTGATAGATCAACGCTGTTTAGCGTAACGGATACGCCATTGTTTAAGAATATGGCCATGATTACTCCTTGTCTTTCTCTTTAGTAGGTGCAGGGGTTGGTGCTTGTGTTTCTTGGATCTGGCCTATCTTTTTTAAGAAGGCTAAGTTTTCTGCGTCTGTACTCATTTTAACTCCAGCTCGTTAGGATTGATACGGTAATTTCAGATACCAGCAAATCACCACTAGCGGCGTTGACTATAGCAGGTGCTGAAATACTAGATATGTTTAGCACCAAAGATGATGCGTTTAGTTTAGTTACTACTGCTAATATAAAATTTTCCATGCCTGCTAAATTGCCTTGGTTGTCAAATGCTGGCGTGGTCATAAGAATCTTAAAATTTGCTAGTGGTGCAATACTTGTAATGTCATTATTAGATGGCACAATATAGGGATCACCAGGTGTAATAACTACGCTGTTTGCGAGTAATGTTGCTGGTGGAAAACTAAAGGTTGACCACACGCCTGCATTGGCTAGGTCTGTTGCAAGTGTGCTGCGTAGTGTGGTTATTGCAGCTGGCATTAGCCGACCAGTGAGTTAGGACTAGAATACGGTTGGATGAGACCACGCACTCTGTTAATCAGCTGATAACCCATCCGATATGGGCTTGCAGTGATCCCATCCATACCTACCCCACCAGTCTGGCTAACTTGACGGCTTTGCCAGATGTCAACAGCTACGATCATCGCAGCCTCTCTTATGGCAGGGGTCGCAGTGTAAGCCTGTGCTTTATGCTCTGGGCCAAGGGCTCGGCCGTATGGTTTAACAAAATGAAATGGATCGTCTGAAGCTGTTTTTGCATATTGAATAATGCTGTAGCCGTTAGGGTATGAACTAAATGCGTATGTACTCCAGAATGCTGTGCCAATAGATGCTGGCACTGTAGTACCAGGGAATGATCCTGTTAATGTATATGTGCCGTTATATGTTGCACCACAATTACTTACTGTAATTGATTGACCAGTTACAAATATGCCTGGATTTGCTAATACTAGAGTTGCCACGTTGTTGCTAATAGATGATCCGACTACTGGCGCATCGTTATGCCAGAGATAACCAGAGATTAAATCTTCTGCCGATTGGCAGCACTCTTCTACGGTTGCATCGGTATATAAAGTGCCTATACCCAGATTTGACCTTAACTCGGCCATAGTAACCATAGCTGCTGGCATGTGTACTCCTTATCTTAAAAAGCTCCCTAGGGCTAGGGCTACTAAACCCTAGGGATTATTAAATTAACTAACTATTAGGTTAGGTTGAAGCGACGAACTCCACCAGCGACCAATACACCAACGGCCATGTAACCATATAGTGATGTCTCGATCTCGCCTGTTGTTGGGATGTTTGTTGACAGACGTAGAATTGGTGACTCGTAAATTGATACTGAAGATGGAACTACAATAAATGCAGACTCATCAATAGTAGTAGATACTGCGTTTGGATCTACGTATAGATCTAAACCAAGTACGTTACCACGTAATGATGTTGGTTGTGCAGCTCCTGCATTGTTCATTGGGTTAGCAGCATTGTAAATTGGGCGACCAGTTGTATCTGTTGCGCCTAATAGTAATGACCACTGTGATGTACCAGCAATATAACGTGTTGCTAACTCACCTGTTGCAAGGTATGCAGCTGGTGCTTCTTTAGATACGTAGGAAATAATTCCTGCTGAATCTGCTGCTACTGCTGTAGCTTGTGTGCCACCTGATGTTAATGCTGCAATTACTGCTGCATCTGTTGCCTTGTTGTAAGCACGTGTCATGTTGTCTAACATGGCTGCAAAGAACTCTGGTGAGCTGCGCTCTAGGATTTCTAAGCTGTAGCGTTGTAGTCCAGCATATTTCTTAACAGTTAGGTTTACGTATGAAGATACGATACCTGTCTCTGATGGTCCTGCTGCTTCTGCAGTCTCTGCCACTGTACCTGATGTAGTAATTTTTGGTACTGAGATTGTCATGCCTGCTGCTGGTAGCGCACGTGAACCAATTGCGTCAATAGCTGGGCGTGATCCAATAAGTGTATCTACTACTGTAGGTACAAATTGTGTTGGTGAAAATGCTGGGTTAGTAGTAAATGAATCATCTGCAGCTGTCATAAACTTTGCTACATCGGCTTCCGCCTTCATTACCCACTGTGCTGACTCGTGGTTTCCTAATTTTGCTTTAATGCTGTGTTCTAGCATGTTAGCTTGTGTTTTAATTGGTGAGCGAGGCTCTGTATAGAATGATGCACTAATTGTTGGGCGTGCAGCCTCTACTGGAGCAACCTCTACCACTGGTACTGCTGTTGGCTCGGTGGTGTTGTCCACTTGTGCCTCACTTTCCGTAGTTGGTTGATTTGTTGCATCCGCTTCGCCTTCGCTAGCGGCAACTTTAGTTACTTGTGCTTCTGTAAATGCTGGTGACTCAACCAGGCTTACTTCTTTAAGCATCGCTTTAGTTACATAAATATAATCTTTTTTCTGTGATGATTTAATTACATCCACGCCTACAGATAGGCCATCTATTAACTGTTCTGATGCAAGCATTAACGCATCTGATCCTTGCATGCTCGCACTGATCTTAAAGCTAGCGTAGATACCATCTTCGGCTTCATTAAACTTTTGCATACGGCCAATAGGCTTATCGTTGCGGTGTTGCATAAGCATCTTAATTTTGCCAGGGTCGCCTACATCTATTGATCCTTTAGCAAAGACCACTTTACCTACGCTGGTGTTACCAGGTGTTTCAAACGGTACAATTTTGCCTGCAATAACTCTGCGCTCACTATCTGCGCTTTCTATTTGGCTACTAAATGTAAGAATCAATTTGAATCCGCCCATGTTAGAACTTCAAACGTAAATGATGGTGTAGTGCCACCAATTGTACCGACCACTCTTAATTGATCGGTAAATGCAGTAGTTAATCTAATTACTTCGCGTGTAACGCCTGTTGCTTGTGCGAAGGTAGCAATAGTATTGTAGTTAGTGCCATCTACTGTGTCTTGCACTACTACGTCTAACGTAGGTGATGTGCCGCTAGCTGCGCTAACGTTCAATTGCATTACTAATAGTCTTGCGGCAGATAGGCCTTTTACGGCTGTGCCTGTAACTGTCGCGGTGCGAGCAGCTGACGCTAATAGCGTTACCGTGCTTGCAGGTATATTGGCTTGTTGTATATCACTCATGCATTTTCTCCTTTTGCGCTGTTGATGTACTCAGCATCGCCGCTTTGATTTCCGTTGGGTGTTAGATCTTCCATTTCTTTTGCTTGCTCTAGGTCTATAAGTCCTAGGGTTAACATCTTCTCTATTGTTTCTAGTCTTGCCTTATCATCTGATCGTAAGAAAGTCTCTGAGATATTAAAGCGCACAGTATGTCCGTTAGCGGTAATATCGTTCATGCTTAATCTGTCCTCAATAGCACAGATATAAGGCTGTAATGAATATGCTACAAACTCTTTACGGCCATCGATTATATTTTGGTAAGTCATGCTGTTATTCATATCTGCACTTATGTAATATGCAGGTACGTTCATAGCACGTGCAATTTGTGTGGCCAAGTATTGTGATGCTTCGTTATACATCATATCTTTAGGACTAAAGCCGACAGTCTCATAAGATAATGTGCTAGTTAGATATGCAGTAGATCTTGATTGACGTGCTGCCTTCCAAGCTGCTAGTAATCCTTGTACTTGTGATTCCGGCATATCTGCACCAGTGTTTTTAATAAATCCTGTTGCCATTGGTGTTTGTGCTGCTACAGCTGCAGCCTTTTCTAAATCTAATGCGCTTTGTATTGTGCGACCTGCTGTTTGTAATACACCTTGTGTTAATCCTTGGAATGTAACTAATGAACCAATACCTACCATCGGTACTTTTTGATTATCTATTGTGTAGTATAAAACCTCTGTGCCTAATGCATTTAATTGTGCAACTACTCGCGTATTAGCAACCCATTCAAATCTGGATGGTCTTAAATCATCTGCATAAACTTCTGTAACACGCCAATATGCAACACCGTAAAATATAAGACTATCGACAGTCCACGAGATAGTGACGGATCGTGGCTGTCGAATATCTGGCTGCTCGCACCAGAGTGGCTTCGCTAATTCTTCGCCTGTAGATTTTTTATACAGCTCTAATGGTAAATATCCTATAACACCTTTAATTAAATTAGCGCATCTATTAACTGCTGGCACTTGTGTTGCAAGTGTGCGATCCATCGGGCCTGCACCGAATGTGTTATAACCAAATCCAATTACGCTATCGCCCATAACGGCAGGGGCGTATTGCGCTTGTAGATTATCTTTTTTATTGGTTATACCCAAAGCAGACAATAGACCCATATGTATACTTTATAGCATAAAAGGTACTAATAGTGCAAATTAGACAAAGATTTGCGCGGTTTGTTGTGGGCGTGTCAACTGGCTTACGACCATAGCCAAAGATATTGCAGCTGTAACATCACCGGCAGATTTTCTACGTATTATGCGCCAACCTGCATCGCTAGTTTTAGCGGCACAGTTATTTAGGTGCTGTACTAGATCTGCTTGACCACTATGCACCATTCTGCTATTAGCCATAGCATCCGATAGATCCGAGCATGCCTGATAGAAAGCTTGACCCGACACATCTTGCATACGCCATCCGCTTTGCTCTAATCGTGTTGCTATTGACTGCGTGGCATACTTGTCAAAGCAGATAATGTGTGGATGGTATTTTCTAGCCCACTCATTTACATCACTTGCCATTTTAACTTCATCTATTGCAATATCACTATGCCAAAGCTGTGCAAGTCCGACTGCTATCTTGCCGTCTTTCATCTGACCCATAATTAACGCACCAGATCTGCGTGTAGGTGCAATATCAAAGGCCATTATAGTCATTGGCCCGACAGGGATTTCTAGCGTACTGTCGCTGCAAGCTTCTATACTTCCATACACCCAAGGACTGACTGCGCTATCTACCCACTGGCATAACATCTCTGTGCGTGTAGCTTCTATGCTGTTTGTGTTTACAGATTCTTCTAGTGTCTGCTCTGTAATTAAATGCCCAAGTGCAGGGTTAGCCATAGCCCACGCTTTACGATCATTTATCTTGCAGTGCTGCGGTGCGCTGTATTCGTAATAACCTAAATTGTCTGGCGGATAAGACTTGCATCGCTCTACTAGATCGTTAAGTGTCGTACTAAATCCATCACCTGCGTTACTTGTCATTAGTGTCATAGCGTTAGGTCTTGCACGTGTTACCGGTAGTGCAGCTGTGTAGGCTTCTGGTGTCCACTCACGTAACTCATCTATGTATAGAAAGTCTGCAGTTTTACCACGTGGTGCATCTCGTGTTGCCGCTGCTATCTCATAACGTGCGCCATTAAGTAAACTTATAGATTCTTGACCATTAGCCAGGCGTATCTGTCTCACTTGCTTTTTTAGAAACTCGTTATCTTCTATCGTGTATGCAACTTGTCTAAATGTATCTAATGCCATATTTCGGTTAGACGACATGCCTAGCACATTCTTACTACCCCATAAGAATAGATGGCTAAGGATTAACATACGTGCTAAGTGCGTTTTGCCGTTTTGACGTGCTACAAGTATTAGAGCTGTCTTTTTGCGCCAATTATCTGCATCATCTACAGCTAGTAGATCATTTAAGACCCAGCGTTGCCAGGGTATAAGCGGTAAGCCAATTTTTACGGCTAGATCTGCAACTTCTTGTGATTTAGATAAACCTTTTAATAAAGGCGTGTGGATTCTAGGCTCAGTGCTGCCAATTAGCCCGACCCCTCGTAAGGGTTGTTTTACTTCCGCATCATTCTGCATCAAAGTTAAGCGTATCAGGTTTAATAAATGGTGAATCGG